ACCAGGGCGTGAAGTAAGATGTGGTTGTTAGTTGTCTGTGCCTGAGAGCTGCTTAAGACGTTCCAGGGATATCCATTCGCCTTTGTCAGTAAACATATCAGCCAGGTTGATTTCACCCGCGCGGAACAAACGGCCACGCTCGGCACCCAGAACCTGATCCTGTCTTTGAGCTGGCTGACGTCCGAGCCATTCCAGATACGAGGTTTTCCCCGGTACCTGTCCATCCATGCTGGCACGAGTCCCCTCGTCCATCTCGTCGATATCGATGCCGAGTTCGCGCCACGACTTGAGGAGCAGGGTTTCGGTAGAACGACAGCAAAAATGAATCTTCCCGGGTCCCTGCAGGTAAGGCACCTTATGCCCGACCGGTTTGTTATCAAGGGTGTAACGCAACAGGTCACGAATAATGCAGTCGTGGCTGGTTTTATTGTCCAGCGTAGATAGCCACTGTTTGCCTTTTACGATATCGCTGTTGGCGCTGGTGAAGCTGTTGCGTGCTGTGGCAGCCAGATGATTCACGGCTGTTTTAGCGATGCTGGCGGCGTTTGCCCTGCTCATCTGCAGCGCGCCGTCGCGATAATCTTTATTGGCGTGGCCGCGAACACTGCGCGCGATTGTTTCTACCGTGTCGCCGGCAAGATACCCCCTGCGGACGGCGTTCACTATCCGCGCCAGCCTGTCCGATTCCAGATTCTCCGCCCAATCACTCAGCAGCCTCCCCTGAAAGGGCTGCGCCATCGCCGCGGCATACACCATATCGGCGGTGATGCCCTGCAGCGGATAGTGAGACAGGACCTGTGAAGGCAGAAGGGAATCGAACAGGCTCAACTGATAACTTGCTTCGTTCTTTGCCAGCGCCACCAGCTCATCCTGTAAACCAGTGTGCATCGATGCAACTGCCTGCTGGTTAAGCTCGCGTACGCTGCCCAGAAGACTTTCAAGACGTGTAACGGTGAAGCTTTCAGGCGGCAGCTTGTCCAGCGCATCCAATAGGCGCGCCGACAGGTCAGCATCTGTTTCGTTCAGCAGCTTAACCATCCTGTTAGCCACGCCCGTCGCATAACGGCTAATCCAGACGGAATGAGCAATAGCCTCATCCCGCAGGCTTTCGTTCACGGTTGCCATATTAGCCCCCGGTCAGCGTTGGTGCCTGATTGCGAAGCGTATCAATAACCTCGTCCGGACTGTCAGCCGGGTCAATGAGATCGAGCTTCTGCAGTGCTCGAATCATATCGCTATCGCGCAGCGCACCGGACTGCCAGGCGTTGACGATTGCCGTCACCATGCCCGACTCAGCAACCTTCGCGATGAATTCCTGATTGATGGTGTAGCTCGTCGATTCTCCCTTGATGCCGAGGTATTTCGCACACCATCCCAACGCCAGCGTATAGGCCTCAGAAACGTTAGAAACGCAGATGCCGAGCACCGATGTTGATGATGTTTGCTCACCGCTCGCCTGGGTAGCAGTCTTCGCAGTGGCGTTCTGCTCAATCAGGCGGGCGCCCAGCTGCACCATGTAATCGCGTTTGCTGTCCATGGCCTCTTTCGCCAACATATTCGGCTGCGCCTGGGCATAGCCAAACGATCCTTCTTTCGGAAGCAAAAGCGGTGATCGGGAACCAATTTTTACGCCCTTCTTCTCGAGATGATCACGCCAGCCGGTATCAAGCCCTGTCATGTATGGCTGCACCTGGCCACAGAACCACACGCTGTCCTCATAGTCAGCACTGTTACGGTAATGGCCGTGGTTTATCTCCACCAGCGCGGCCAGCGGTGAATCATCAATAGTGGGATCGTTGTTCTGGGCACCGACAAAGGTAAACGGGATTTCGTCCCAGTAGTCCTTTCCTTTCGGCTTAGGGTGGTACTCACTGTCAACGGTGTAGGTTCTGCTTGCTGTGCCACCAGTCCGGCGCCAAACCCGGCAGATGAACCGCCCTTCTTCCAGCGCCAGCTCGCGGTATTGGATTTCATCCTTATAAGCGTAACCATCCGGCTCTTCTACGCATTCGCGCAGGACCACCAGCACCAGTTGATCGCGCCCATTGATACGCTTTGTTCGCCAGTTAATGATGTTCTCTGCCGGGTAGCGGAGGATGATTGCTTCGTCAGATTCTTCAGCGTAATCGACGTAAATGCCCTCTCGCGCAACCTCCAGCACGTTCTCAGCTACAAGCTGTGACTGTTGATAGATGCTGGTACCAGCCCCGTCAGCATTGTCCAGCAGGTGTTTCAGCTTATCCGGACCGTTGAAGGTGGGATCCTTTCGATAAGCCATGCCAAGCATGCCGATCTTCGTATTGCCGGCAATGGCGTAGAATACCGCGCGACTCAGATAGTCTTCGTTGCGTTTGCGGTTACGCGTGGATTTATCGGTTGGGTCGAGATACGGCAGATATTTATTACCCGCCGCTTTTACGGCCTCAGCCCCTTTGCAAAAGTCCCTGTATTTCCGCCAGGCAGCAGAAGCCGCCCGGTGTTCTGGTCGAACCCAGGTGATGTCGTCGTTTGCCATATCAGAAAGTGGTGTCCATGGTGATTGAGTATGCCGGTTTCACGATCGGGTAATCCTTCACGATGAAGTACCCACCAGCATCATTGGGGTGATCGTTATCTGCTGATTTATCCGGCTCGCCATTAGCCGCCCAGATTTGCTGCTCGAGGCTCTCGGTGTAAACCGGGCAGTTCTGGACGTTCACCAGATAGCGGCGTTCGCCGTTGGCGTTACAGAATATGGCGTTCATCGAGTTGATGCGGTCTTTAACCGGCGGGTTGGCATCATCAACAATGACGCTGAATCCGGCATCGTTGAGCTGGGCGATATCGGTCTTGCTGGCGTTCTGGGACTTGCGGGAGTCGCCAGAAGCATCCGGATAGATGTAAATCTCCCGGCTTTTAACATAGCGACCATCCTCGTAGCGCCAGAACTCTTCCTGAATTCGCTTAATCATCGCCGGCGTGTCGTAGACCTTCACCAGCTCACGAACCGCACGCGGCAGACCATTACGCTTAACGTGAACAATCGCAGCCATTTTTCCCACGTTGAAGTCCATGCCGATAAATAGCGGATCCCCATCCTGAATCTCGTCAGAACAGTTATTCAGCTTACGGTTGAACGTGTGGTAAATGGTCCCGCTGTTGAGGTTGGTGAATTTCCCTCGCAGATAGGCCTGAATCAGTTCGTCAGGGTATGAGCTCAGCAGCGACGGAATGTAATCAGGCGGCAGGTTCTTCGCATTGTCGAACGTGCTGGCCTGAATCAGCCCATACAAGGCCGCAAGCTCTGGCTTTTCACGTACCGCCTTCACGAACTGCTGGTAGACGAACTTGAACCCTTCCGGCGTGGTCGTGACGTCAATACCGTTTCGCAGCCCATCAACCTTGTACCGCATACGGGCGATGATTTTTCGCCAGGCCTGCTGGGCTTTGGCAGCCGCCATGACGTCCAGCTCATCCACCATCGCATTACCAATTTTGAAGCCGACTATCGAGCCGGGCTTCTCCATCGAGCGGCAGATTGTGGTCCCGCGGAACCTTCGCCCCTCGTAGAAGTGAACCTCTTTGTTCCCCTCGTTGATTTTGACGTTCAAGCCCCAGTCAAAGGCCACCTCTTCAATCGTCGGGTAGAAGATGTCACGGATCTGCGGGTAAGTCGGCGCGAAATAACCCTGGTTGATTTTAGGGTGCTCCCATATCCCCTTGCAGATGCCGCCACAACCTACCCACGTCTTACCGGAACCGAACCCGGCAACGTAGGCTTTGAATTTGTGCTGCATCGCGAGGAAGCGTGCCTGAGGAATGTTAAGTGTCGGGCTAATCCCCATCGTCTGCCCTCGCATCCACTACGTTGATATTGATCTGCACTGGGGTCGGTTCATCGTCCTCACCATCACCGGACAACTCTTTACGAAGCTTTTCTACCTCCAGCTGCCGGCGCTCGATTTCAATCTGCTGCAGGCGCTGCGCGAACTCGCTATCGGCCAGACCCAGGCGTTTCATCACTGCTTCGAACATTCTTTCACGGCTGATGGCTGTAATTTCGACGCCGTTCTTGCCGACCTTTACGCCGGAGTACGCGAGCCGAGAAGTTGCCGGGAGTTTGCGAGTATCAGGGAAGTAAGGCTGGCCAATGCCGTCGCCATTGCAGCGTGGGCATTCAGGATTTGGCTCTTTGTTGTGGTCGTAACCGTAACCACCAGAATCCTCTGGTTCACGTCTGTCACGTTCAACAGCCTCGAGTCTTTTCTCTTCGAACTCCACGGCATCACGCCACTGGTAGTGGTGACCGAAACCCCAGCAGTAACGACACGCACCGCGGCGATACTGCGAAAGCTGATTTGCATCGAAGGTGGCGAGCTGCCACATCTGCGCGAGGACTTCATCGGCACTGCCAAGCGTGCGCACAATGGAGGCTTTCTGCTGCTGCGCAATGGCCTGCGCAACGTTAGGATTCGTAATGAGCTGACGACCGTAGTTTGGGTCACTATAACCAGCACGTGCAGCGGCAGCGGTGGCGTTGTTGTCCTTCAGGTACTCCGCCGCAAATAAGCGCTGCTGAGCAGTAAGTCCATCATCATCCACCAGCTCATTTGCGCTTTTATCTTTCTGCGTAGTGCGCATTTTTTTCTGCGCAGGTTTTTGCGCAGTTTGCGCAGAAGGTTTTTTGATATATCGACGGGCGGTAGCGTAGTTCAGTCCCTGCGCTTCACACCATTCTTTTGGTGATACGCCGGTTGCGGCATGTTCGGACAGGAACCGTTGCTGAAGCTCGCCCCAGTCCGGTTTTGCCATAAATACCTCATAATAGCTTTATTAAACATAGCGATAATTCTCACTCGAAATGAGTAGATAATCATTACAAAACTTATTGCCATTTAATATTATATATAATGGCTACTGACCCTCTCAAAGGATGAGCAATGATCCAGACATTTGTTTCACGCCCTACATGGGCTCCTCCAGTGATAGAAGAAAAACTGAAAGGTTTTTATCATTTGCTAGAAGATAACGGTTTTAAGGCGAACACCATTGGTAAGAGTCAAGCACCGTTGAGAAGTCCTTTTGAGGACGTAAAAAGACTCATGATGAAATGCCAATGCACAATTGTTTTAGGCTTACCACAGATTTTCATGCATTCGGGTTCTGTTAAGCATGTTCCCATTGAGGCAAATTTAAACCTTCCAACAGAATGGAATCATATTGAAGCAACAATGTCTTTAATGCTTGATTTGCCTACACTTATGATGATTCATAAATCTGTAAGCACAAGAGGTATATTTGAAAGAGGTGCTGCAAATGTATTCATTTACGAGTTCGATTCCCTCTCACCTGATTGGCTGGAAAAAGTTAGGCCTACTTTGAACTCTCTCAAGCAAGCTGTTTAATTAATAGTTGCATACTTTGCTGTTAGGGATATTGCCCTTATGATGGGTCCGTCCATCGTAAGGGCAGTAAAAAAGCCACCAGCATGTGCCAATGGCTTAGATGAAAATCGGATATGATGGATAAGAGACCCGTTAAGCGTTTAAGCTGATAACCTTTAGTACAAGATTATTCATTGGGTTCGCGTGATCTGTCGCGTTTAGTTCATCGCCAACTTTGAGTGGTTTTAACCGAAACGGTTCCTGTCCATAGCGGTACATTTCATTGTTATGAATTAGCTCCCCCCATAAAGTGAATACTTTTCTTCCATCATGGAATAGAGAGATAGCCCTTTGGACACTATCAATCCTTATGCTGTATTTACGAGAGAAATCCGCGAAGTGAACATAGTGATCAGCGAGACCACCATCAAGATCATGAAGGTAAGTGACCGCTCTATTCCCTACCGCCGTTAACGTAAAAACAGAATTGTCGTCGGATTTTAAGTCCGTTAAAACTAATCTACCTGTAGACATAGTGCCCCCATCAAATTTGTATGGAACATTATGAAGAGCGTAAGCTAAAAAAAACAGCTTAATCAAGCAGATTACATTATGAGTAGAATCTTTCTGAATTCTATCTTTGATTAGATTGAATCGATTCGCTCACCTTGGCGCAGTTCGCCTGCCAAACTTTGTTATGCGCCAGCGCGTCTTTTTCGCCTGGCGATCCATCACCTCGATATCGTGCTCCGTCAGGCGAATAACGTTGACCCAGTCACCGCCGGTTTCGAATACCTCAACCTTTGTGGGTCCAATTTGCGCGCAGTTCACGATCAACATCGTCATCAGGCATATGGTTAATAGCTGGTATCTCTTTCGTTTCTTTGTGTGGCCCTCTGCTACTTCTGTGCCGCTACTTCCCGAGCGGATAAAAGTCCTTCCCCATACCAAGCCGCTTAATCTTCTTGAGCAATGCAGCGGTAATTCCCTCGGCTGACATATCGACGACATCAATCCCGGATAGTGTTGTCCTCCATACCTTCGGCCGCTGAGAAATTGGTTTTAACTCTCCGGTCGAGTTCAGGATGTCGAGCACGTCCATCTGGTCTATCTCAACGAGACGTTTCAGGACGTATGTCGCATTTATGCCAACCAGATTATTGCGTTGCGCTTTAAGTTCGGCAATTCTGGACAGGATGTCAGGTTTTGACAGGTTTTCGGACGCAATGCTGTTAGCTGTCTTTGCGCTGTACCCCGCCCGAATAGCCGCTTGCGTGGCGTTTAAATCGATGAGGTACTCGCGACAGTACATTGCTTGCGTGTCGGTGAGTGCCATATTTATTTCCATTGAAAGGAGTGCGCATGTCTGGGATTGGTATAGGTGATTATCTTTCTGCAATGAGAAGTGACAAAGAGCAGCTTCTCTCTCGCTTTCTTGACTTTTGGAATGAGATTTACGTTAAAGCTAGAGATAGCCGTAACTACACTGGTCATATCACAGTATCAGACTATCCAAACTGCATTATTACTTTGGAAGGAACTGGCATCAGCCTAACCGCTCGCAACCGAGTTGTCTTTTACGGCAAGCAGCTTCTCTTAGAGATAGATTTTTATCGAGAGCATAAAGATAAGGAAGACTCTGTTCTGAAGGTTTATCTGGCCAACGATGGAAGCCTATACCTCGGACACCCTGACGACAGTAAGTCTTTAGATTTTTTCTACGAAGAAACCGATATTCCTTTCTTTGATCAGTTGATTAGGTCAGCTTCTACTGGAAATTTTATTTCTATTGATCGCTAACTGGCACATACTCCATCTTAAGCACGTCTTCCGGCGCTAGGTATATCCAAGCGCCATCCTCCTTTGCCACACCAATCAAGCCGTTGACAATTTTAGGTTCTAATCTGTGCATCAGGCCAACATGCGTTTCACCTGATTTTGTTTTTACTGTGATGCGGTAGATGTGGACATTGATAGCCTCTTTATCCGCTTATGGGGATATTGCCATTACGATGAGTCCACCCATGGTGATGGCAAAAAAAACCGCCCGAAGGCGGTTTTTTTTTTAGTTACTTTCAAAATGGTTTTTGCAGCTATCTTCAAGGTCTGAGATAGTGTTCCCAGGGAGCCGATAGATGGTTAGCGGAGTTTTATACCATACCCTTGCAGTGAAACCCGCAGTAGACAATACGTCAGTTAGATATGACACCTCTGCTTGGTAATCATTGCTAACTGCATCGTGATAAATCTCATATTTGGCTTCACTACCTTTAGAATTTGCGAATTTTACAGTACTTACAAGTTTTAATGAGCTCATACAACCTCCATTTTAAAGTAGGAATTATATGTTTTTTTTATTAATTTAATTCACTAATTAAGCTACTAATATTGTCACTTTAACTTGTTCCTTGCTGATTCTATCCGCCTAATCCCCGCCTTATCCAGATTGCACTGCCCAAGCGCCGTATAGAGCTGAGCGTTTAACTCCAGACTTGCCTGCCACGTGAACGGAACCACCAGTCCGGGGATCGGCGTGTCTGCAGTCAGATCAGCGCTTATCGGCACCACTGGAGCTGGCACGTAAACTGTCTGCGTATTCCCGCAGGCTGTCAGTAGCTTCAGAAGGAACAAGCTGGTTAGCGCACGGATCACTTTCAAGCGCCTGCCTGATGTAGACAATGCGCGTCTCGCCCTTTTGAGCCAGTTCGTTCTTTGCATTCTGGGTAGCCTGTGAGATGTCGCGAATGAGGTTCATCGTGGTGATCACGTTGCTGGTGATCGTCTCCGATGTTTCTGCACGGACCGTCGCTTTATCGCGCTGGTCTTTGTAGGTGATGGCGTTGTCGCGGTAGTGGTTAATCGCCCAAGCCATAGAGACCAGTAGACAGATAACGACAGCGCAGATGATTGCGGTTAATCGGCTCATTTCTGGCCCCACATGCAGACTTCACGCTCAATCTCGCGCCTGGTTATCAAACCCTTCCACTGCTTGCCACCAGCATACGTCCAGCGCTGCAACTCTTTACAGGCTCCCGGTATATCATCGGCATTCAGCTTCTTCAGCAGTGTTGAGCTGGCAAAAGCGCCAGAGCCAACGTTATAGGTGAAGGAGTAAAGAGCAGCGCGGGTTGGCTCGGGGATGCGAACCTTGATCAGCGGGTCGATGGCGTTTGCCACCTTTTGCAGATCTGCCTTCAGCAGGTTATCGCACTCTTTGTCGGTGTAGCGGTGACCGCGGCGAATATCGGCACCAGTGTGCCCATCGCAAACAGTCCAGACGCCTACGACATCCTGATAGGCGTAATAACGGCGACCTTCAAGACCATCTGCATTGCCT